GTCTTCAATAATCGCACGAGCATCAGTTTCTAGTTGAAGCTCTTGTTCAAGAGAAGGTTCTACAACCATCCAATCAGCCCAAGCCATAACTCATTCCGACTCTTTTAACTTTAACCCAGTCTTTAAATCTCTCTTCCCACCCCATATCCAATCTTGATACCAACCACTATCTTTCTTTAATAAATGTGGAGCGTGTTCAAGAATTTCACCATAAAGCCTAGATACTGCTGACAACATATAAGGGTTATGCCTGTCATACGCATCAAAAAAATCTCGGAGGTCTAAAGGTGGAAATTCTTGATCTGATTGGATCACTGTTTGTGTACCGATCACCTACTCATGAAGAATCTTACAAAAATTTCCTGTTTAAAACACCCAATAGGATCTTAAGAAAACTTGCTGGCACGACTAGTCATTACGCTAAAAAGAAATTGGTGGCAATTATTCTCCAAGAACATTCTTAGTTAATTTCCCTTCCTTCGCTAATTTGTATAGCCCTGTATAGAGACCATGTTGTGGATGGTCAGGATTATCTCGACAGTCTTCTTGGTACCAGATGTTCATTCTTTTGACTCTGGCAGCATTTTCTTCTCGCCATTTTTTAGTTCCGAATTCACTCATTTAACGTCCGAATCGCTGTTCTTAGGCTTTACCGATCTTAATGCTTTCATCCCCATTTGAATCACAGAGTTGGATTCAAGTTTAGGATTTAATGCAATCAGCTCACTCGCTGCTGCAACTAAAACCCAAAACCATGCCTGTCCTAAGAAATCCATAGAAAACTAAACTATTGGGATAACACTAGATCTAGTTGTCAAGTAAAAAATATTTTGTTACTTTTCAAATGCTTACCCCCTTAAGCACAGATAGAACTCCTGGCCCGAACGAGACATTTAGCCAGGGGTTTTACTGTCTCCAATTTCTCTGTGGAGCAGGTTTCATTTGTGCTACGTCCTTTTCTAATTGATTGATCCTGTGAAATAGTTCCCTTATATCTCTCTCTCGTCTGTTTGAAACATTTGCAAGAATCATCAAAAAGGCAGAAGCTCCTGCACCTATGATTGCCGCCCAAATAGATTCCATTTAGTCTTACCTTGGTTTTCTATTAATGGAGGTTATTTTGCCAGAGGAACAACAGGTTGCCCCACAAAAACCTGAAGACAAAAAACCAAAAAAGAAAAGTGGTGTCTTAGGCAAACTTCAAGATATCACTCCCGATAAGGAGGAACAGATTCAGATCATAGGTGTAGCAGTCCGTTTGGGGATAGTTATCTGGTCAGGATTCTGTCTCACATTGGCGTACATTGATCTTCCTGGTTTCCCTAAACAAACGTTTGATCCAACCTTCATTGCCAGTGTGTTTACTGGTGCACTTAGTTCCTTTGGCCTGTCTACAGCAAAAAGCAAAGGGAATGGAGGAGGAGTTAGTAAAGCTGATCTTGAAAAAATGCTGGCGGCAAACAACCAAGGTGGTGGAACGTACCAAACAATCAGAGTCGAAACCCCTATTAAGATTGAAGGTGCTGAACTTGTACCTCCTGCAAAGATTCCACCAAAACAACCATGAAACGATTTTTAGTCCTTCTCCTCTTAGCTTCCCCAGTGCAAGCTGATATGCGACATAAAATCGTATCGTCAGCTCAGTTAACAGTTGATTCTGCTTATAGCTCAACCAATAGAGCTGCTAGCACTTATGCATTGTCAGGGTCGAACATAACTCCTTCTGTGACTGCAGACGGGAGCACAACTGCGAATAAAATTGGGGGTCTGAATTTGGGAAGCTTGTCATCAGGTGTTCCGGCCCTAGTTCACACAGATAAAGCTGTAACGACCGCAGGTTCTGCTTTCTCGCTGACCGAAAGCTATCAGGCTGGTGATGCAACTCCATCTTCTGCCACCGTTGGTAGTGGGGTAGTTGGTTCATTACCTGTTCTATCAGGAACAACAGTAACTGGCAGTGGTGGTGTAGCTGGTTCTCTTGCAGGCACATCATTATCAAGTGGAGTGGTCACTGTGGTAGCAGGTGGTGCAGGAACAACAGCTATAGGTCAAACAACAGTTGAATCTGTTGTCGATTGATGAGTTATTTATTTGCTCATCATCCAGGCTTTGACACTATCGACCATTTTGATCCCATGATGTTTCTTCAGATTTTTATTGCTGGCTCATTAGCTCTAGGGTTCTTGATGCTGCTCTATAACTCTCATCCTAATCATCTGAGATGAAAAAGTTATTAACATTATTGTTTCTAACTTCCCTTCCGGTGCAAGCAGTTCCAGTTGTGCCCAATTTTTCGTCGGGAACAATGTCGGCAGTTACTACTACTACAAGTAATGTAACTGAAGCTATTGTTTCCCACGATTACAATACTGGTCATACATACTCAATTAATGGAACAAATATCAACTTCGATGGACCAATAGCCCCTGATCCTACGACTATTACTCATACAACTAATGGGACTTCTTATCAGTGGACTGGTGCAGATCTAACCACAAAACCAAATGCTACCATCGCAAATCCTGGTCAAGCATTTCAATATGTCGAAACTTATGTCGCTCCAGGGTTATCGAACATAACCACAATAAATCGTTCCACAACTATAGAAAGCGTTACAGAAACTACCTCAGTATTCTCGCAATAATATTACTTAACTCATCAAATGTTTACGCACAACAATCTTCCACTGCAGCTCCAGTAGCAAATACATCAGCTTCACTGACTAATATGGCAATTCAAACATTAAATGGAAACCTGATTCAAAATTCGATGGGTGGAAATGTAGTTTGTCAGGGTCCAATGTTAACATTTAGTCCCTTCGTAACTGATAGTCATACGTGGCAACAACCTAAAGAATTTTGGTACGATGCACCTGTCTACAACGACGATGGAAGCATTTCTCATTATCAATCAAATAGAACAGGTCAGAAAGATAATCATTCATTTAACTTAGGAGCAAGCCTTACATTTAGCATGCCTTTAGACGGCTCCTTACAGAGAAGATGTAAACAAGCTGCTGATGCTCAAATCGCACGACAAGATCAAGCCTTAAAAGATTCTCAACTTAGTTGGCATATCGCACGGTTAAAAGAATGTGGAAGTCTAAAAATGAAAGGCATAGAATTTCATCCTAAATCCCCATTTTTTCATTTATGCGCTGATGTAATAGTGAGAGCAAAACCTGGACAAGTTTTACCTCATAGACATAAAACACCTAACGTTTCATTTTCTTTAACACCCGAACTGCATAAGTCAACTCCCTTTGGCGAGCCCTTCGTTCTCTATCGGAAAGCTCCTTTTCCGGTCGGCCAATAAGTTTTTTTATCTTCTTAATAGCTTGCTGGACTAATGGTTTGATTATTTTCAGTAGGAGTGGAGTGGCTAATGCCGTACTAGTAGCGACCAAAGTAATAGTTGTTGTGGTAACCACTTGTGGAACTGAGGGGATTGCATCAACTATTTGCTGAGAAAACGAAACCTCTGAATATTGAGTGACACATCTGTTCCCTATTAACTGATAACTAATTATCTCCTTCGTCCCCTTCCCGTCAGGAACTTTGGTCCCAATTTTCTGTGCATTAGGAGGCGGGCAATTCTTATCTTTCTTGGTTGTCGGAATGTCGGCTGCTGGGATCTCTGACTCTTGATGTCTTTGGGGTTGCGGCGATTGTGAATATATAAATTTCGATGGCGTGTAATCCATTGAGTTGTAGCTTGGTACGCCCCCTGGACAGAGAGTGACATTCCCTTTGGGATCATTCGTTATTAATGCATCGTTTTCATAACTACTTTGCCGAGTTTCAACACAAGGCATTTCAATAATTGGAAAACCTATAGGTATTGAAATGGGGATCTCAGGCGCACGAATAACTGGTGCGTTCATAACCTGAATTTCTCTAGTCTGTACTGGGTTGACCCTTATCTCAGGTATTTCGCTCAATTAAAAAGAAGGAATTTTTAGTTTTGGCTTCCCAGGATTTTTGGTTGGTAAAGCTGGTCCAGTTAGCCCACCAGGGATAGGAACATTACTCATTACTGATTCAATGACTTGTTGCTTGATTTTTTCCTGGTTTTCTTCATTCGTTATCCATAGATAACCAAAAACTGTACCGCCAGTAAGTGCAGCCACCAAAAGGAAGGAGACTACACTTAAGGTATCCAGAACTTTTCTCATGAAATGAATAGCGTTTGGACAAATGCTTTTATTCAAGCATTTAAATACACCATAGTAATGGTATTTATCCTTGGAGCTGCACTGCTCCCTCTGTATCTGATGCTTCAGATTCTTCAGGAACAAGAGTCTTTAACTCTTTTAAAGCTCCCTCAATCTCAGCAGCCCGTTGTCTGATGTTGCTAATCACTTGATTGGCTTCATTGAAATTACCAACGAGTTCAGCTTTTTCAGTTTCGAGTTGAGCTATACGCTCCAAAGGTGATGGATTAGTCATTAGTACTTAGTTTTTCCTAGGGTTACTGCAGCATCTTGTGCTGTGAAATCTTCAGAAGTCCAGATGGATGTGGTTTCATCTTCCTTCTTATATGCCTTGATAATCTCAAGGTGCTCTACGTTTCTCTTGACTGTATCCTTCTGCTTATCAGTAAGAGAAGGAAGAGCAGCAAGCTTATTGATGAGAGTGACACTATCTCCAGCAGCGGAGAATACTTGCGCCACTTCTGCAGTGGTACGTTCAACCATCAGTAGAAGATGAAGGACAACTCTTTATATACTACCTTAGTACTTCAATGATGACTTGTATTGAAAACCGTTCTTCAAGTGTATTGACTATGAAGGTTTTGGATACTTAGCTTTTACGGCTTCTACTGCATCAGCCCAGGTGGTCGTACTATTTTTCTTGTCCCAATAGAGCATGTCTAGCTGATCTCCTATAGAAGGATATTCTTCAACCCTGTCTATTTTGTACTTAGAGGCAGCAAATTCAGCATCTAAAGTTACTCTTGCCGCATCAATGTCAGATTGAACAAGACTAATTGGATTGTCATCCTTGTCGAACACACCAGTGCCATCATCAATAGTGACAGCGTTTGGATATGCCTTCAATATGGCTAAATGATCTAAACTCATGTTGCTACCTCCATAACGCAGATGTGACTAATTGATCTTCCACGGAAAATATGAGATTCATTGGAATCATCATAACTTCTATTGACCATTGTTCCTGATCCAGAGCTACTCTCACCTTGAATTTGGACTTTATAGTGGTAGTAACCAAACTCTGTATTATGATCATCAGTAAAAGTAAAGCTGTAAGAACCTGCATGGTTCGCGTTATAAATCGCTTTACCGTATGCGTTGAACGTGATTTGTGGTCTATTACCGGCTGAGTCACCTACGCCTATAACTGTCTCCGTCCAACCACTTTGGCCAGAGTAACTTCTTCGAATTATTCGACATCCTATAGATCCTTCGTGGTTATGTACTTTACCAAGGCTAACTGTAACAACCATTAGAGTAGTGGCAGATGTAGCTGATAACGCAGGCGTAATCAGACCAGGTATATCTACCCAGCTTGTACTGGTAGTTGTAAATGTATCTGTTTTTATATCGTATGCATACTGAAGAACTTTACCAACCGGGCCTTTGTACTCCTCCGCCCAAATAGTTTTTACCTTCCTATATTCGGTTCCAATATCGTATGTGGCATCTGCTTCTGGCTGAAGCTTTCCACTACTAGTCATCCACCATCTAGATGTCCCGTCTTCAGTTAAGAATCTGGTGCCATTCTCTCCACCCTGAATAAGAAAAAATTGGTCCTTCATTCGAAGGCTTGCCATTCCAGTGGCAACTGAACCTAATGTTGAATTTTCAAAACGAATATCAGATCCATCATTTGATGAGATCGTTACTGCACCTGGTCCACCTCTAAAAGTGATATCATAATCTGCAGAATCGGCTGCATTAGAGGTTAGGAATGTGTTATGAGTATGGCTATATGATGCGTAGCTCCCTGAATTATGGTTCCCCCAGGTATACGCGATTGCTCCTAGATCTTGCTGCCAGGTAGCTCCTCCACCGCCTGCTATTTTGAGAATGTAATCATTGCTAGCTGTTGAGTCAAGTACTTTAAAATTAATACCAGGGACTTCAAATGAAACGATGTCACTATTACCAATTACGACTCTATTGTCATCTGTAGCGTTTTCTGGATCAGCTTTATATCCGATGCAGATGTTATTTTCTGCTGTTGTTAAATTATGACCTGCTTCAAATCCAATACATACATTTTTATCTGCATTTACAATATGACCGCCAGCATGAAATCCCAGTGCTGTGTTCCATTTTCCCGCAACAACAGAGTTTAAAACTCTAGATCCTATTCCTGTATTTTCAATACCTGTCCGGCACGCATATAATGCATCATATCCAACTGCTACAGAATTTGTTATAGCTCCTGTGTATCCAGCTTGGCCGAATGCGCCATAACCAATAGCAACATTATCAGAAGAATCTGTTCCCCATAACCTCCCCGCCGACATTCCCACCGCAACGTTGTCCATGCCGGTAGTTAAGTTATACATAGCTTGTGGTCCGATCGCAGTATTTCCATCCCCAGAAGTCAAATTATAATGAGCTTCTTTACCAACACTTACGCAGTTATAACTAGTTGTAGATGTGTACTGAGCTTCATACCCAATAGCAACATTCTGTCCATATGTTTCATTTGTAAATAAGGATTTATATCCGATCGCGACTGATCCTTGTGCCGTTGTTTGAGCTTGACCTGCATAAGACCCAATAAGGACATTTTTTACTCCATTTCCATTTTGTTCCTTACCAGCTTGATAACCAATGAAGACATTATCTTCTCCATCTCCTCCAATATCTTCTCCTGCTTGAGGTCCTATTATTACATATCTCTTACTGCTACTTTCTGAACCAATTCCCCCAGCCACAATTGCTTCCCATCCAGCTTCACCGTTTGAATCAACAGTTAGAACATAGTTATCTGTAGCTGTAGAATCTTTAACAACAAAGTTAAGTCCAGGAATACGGAACTTGGTAATATTACTATCACCTAAAGTTATTTCCTCATCTACAGTTGCTGAACTTGCTGAAGCCCCAGCTCCAATAACAATATTTCTATCACCAGTAGTAATATTAGCCCCTGCTTCGACTCCAAGGCAGGTGTTCATAAACCCTTCAGTAATAAGGAGACCAGCCTGCTCTCCTATCGCAGTATTCTTAAAACCAGTCGTAATTCGGGACATTGCCAAACATCCCACAGCAGTATTTTTATCACCTGTTACATCGGCTCCACTGTCATAGCCTAAAGTCATTGCTCCAATAGCAACAGTACTTTCACCAGTAGTTAATCGACTAGCAGCAGACGCGCCAATGCCAGTGTTATATGAAACATTGCAGGCTTTTAAAGCGTCAAAACCTATAGCAACACACTCCGATTTTTCTACTGCAGCTCTTAAACTTTGATCTCCTATAGCTACGTTTTTATCACCTGTTAGGGTATAACCAGCTTGATATCCTATAACAACATTTTGTTCTGCTCCAGTATCAGCTGAATAAAAAGCTTGATGGCCAATAGCTACGTTATAATCTCCACCATTATTATTAGCTGCTTGATAACCTGCATAAGTACTGGTTCCACTATTTGATGCACTTCCATCACTCTTAAGTTTTACATAAGTTTCACCAGTAGACGTTCCACCAGCAGAAGCCCAGCTTCCATCACCTCTTAAGAAAACAGAGCTAGAGGCAGTGCCTGATCCAAGTCTTGCAGTTGCTACTGTTCCAGATGAAAGATTAGAAGCATTTAATGTCGTTAAAGATGCACCAGAACCGCTAAATGTTGTTGCCGTACATGTTCCATCAACTGTAAAGCCACCACTAACTGTTTTAGCCTTCCATGTTCCATTATGGAATAACTTAACTTCTCCACCTACAATCGCTTCGATCATAGAGTAGTTAGAAGTTGATACTAATTCAATCTGATTATCTGATTTAACAATAAGTTTACCCGTTCCAGAATCAGTAATAAACGAGTTTCCGCTATCGTGTTCTATTTTTAAATCACTTCCATCGCCAAAAACAAGCTTTACTTGATCGTTTAATTCAATTTGGTTTGATCCACTATTCCATTTCCAATCTTTTCCAGTATTAGTAGGATTATCCCAGACTGTATCTCCTGTAAAAGTGCCTCCTGCGAGAGGCATTTTAGTGGCGATACTATTTGTTACTGTCGTCGAGAAATTAGCATCGTCCCCTAAAGCAGCTGCTAACTCATTCAGTGTATTTAAAGCACTAGGCGAACTATCAACTAGGTTTGAAATTGCTGTATCTGCATAGGCAGTAGTTGCAATCTTTGTGCTGTTATTTCCTGCACTTTGTGTTGTCGCTGTGTCTAATCTTGCAGCTGCAACAGTCCCAGAAGTTAAATTGCTTGCATTTAAACTAGTGAGATCTCCACCTATCTCTGAAACATTCCCTGCATCGTTCTTCGTAAATAATTTGGCTGTATCTGTTCTTATCGCTAATTCACCGACTGACAGATCGGACGTTCCAGGGTTTGATCCACTCCCCCTTTTGAGCTTGATCGTGTTTGCCATTAGTTAATACCTCCTTACGGTTTAGTAAGTACCGCCATCAAGATCGAATCCAGAAACTGATCCGTTCTCTAAGAAGGTAACTAGATCAGATAATGCAACCTGAACCATTGTCCCATTGTCGTTCATAACCATCCTATCTGCAGTTGCCAATGTTGTTGAAGTTGCAGACGTTCCGCCATCAACAATATTCAGCTCACCAACAGTGGAAGTTATTCCATCGAGCGCATTTATCTCTGCTGCTGTAGCAGTTAAACCTAGGTTGGTTAGAGCCGCAGCTGCTGTACTTGCACCAGTACCACCATGTGCTATTGCAACATCAGTAGCAGCCCATGTCCCTGAACTGACCGTTCCAACACCCGTAAGACTTGATGCTGTTACTCCTGAACCAAGAGTCGTTGCATTTAAAACTGACGTCCCAGCAATGTAATACTGCTTCCCAGACGCAAGATCAATATGATCTGAAGATGTCCAAGCATCTGTAGCGTTTAACCAATTAAAAGTCTTATCTGTTGTTCCCTTAAGAGTTAAACCACCACCATCAGCTGTTGTATCTGTAGGAGTAGAAACTTTACCTAACTCTAGGTTTTTGTCCTCCACATTGACTGTCGAGCTTGAAATCGTAGTCGTGGTCCCATTTACAGTCAGGTTCCCACTTACAATTAAGTTCTGAGCACAGGTAAATGCCTGAACTGTTGCTCCACTAAAGTCAAGCGTCCCAGTGAACGTCTTGTTCCCTGAAAGGGTTTGGTTGGTTGTCAGTGTTGAAAAATAGCCATCCCCACCAATCGCTTCTATAGAAGTAGCACTTCCTCCACTTCCACCAGTGCCGGTTCCGTACCAGAGCGTGTTATTCCCCTCAGAATAAGCAACCTCCGCATTCTCTAGGCTTGTTGGTGCAGACGATCCTGTGGATCTCTTTATACGGATCGTGTTTGTCATGATTTAGAAGTTTCCTCCGTCAACAAGAGTTAGAAGAGTCTGAGAACTATCAGCCTTAAAGGTGCTCTCGTCTGAAGAATAATAAATAATACTTCCATCTACTTTACCTGTTTCTACAAGTTCTATCCCTTTTGCACCTTGTGGACCTGCTGTTGTTACCTCAACTACAGAAGTAGATCCAGTGACGACAACGTTTACAAGATTGCTCATGCGGTATAACCCTCGTCAACGAAAATGTTACCTTCCAGCCAATACTCTTTCAACCCAGCTCCATTAGTCACAAGAACGTCATACCTAAGATCATTGGGAGTAAAAGTAGCTGTTTGAGTGTCCGTAAGCGTTAATTTCACTTTTCCAGTTGATCGATTGGTGTAAGTGACTGTCCAATCAGCATATTTAGTTGTGCGGTTCACGTCCCAAACTTGGGACTCAACTGTGTAGCCAGTTAAATCAATCGCAGTGTTGTTTCCATCTTTAAAGGTTAAATCCAAATCATGGTCAGCTCTTCTTTGAAGAGTGAAACTATGCACACCAGGAGTAATCGCCATAAGCTGTTCGACCTACACCTGTCTACTATACCGAAATAAAACCACTTTAAAACAGAATCATTCAAATGGCCTTCCCTTCTGATCCCACTGCTGGCGATACTCATACCGAAAACGGAGTTGACTATTCCTATAGCCAGAATGGATATTGGAAAAGGAATAGAAAAAGTCTTCACTCTAATTTTGAACAGGCTCTTATTGATATAGAGACCTTGAAAACAAAAGTTACTGCTTTAGAAGGCTAAGACTGGTAGAACTTCAAGACCTCTTCTGCCTTAAGAACATGACAAGGAAGAGATAAAATACTTTGATCGATTGCTTTCCTCATTCGATGACGGCCATCAATTAAACGATAAAATCCGTTCTGCTTTGCAACAATGCAAGGCATCTCTAAATCTGCAAACCGATATCTCACATGCCACTTCTCAATATAATGTAGGTTCTTTGCCCTGATTTTTATAAGAGGAAGATCAATACTCGGTATTTCATATGTTTTTATATATGGGTATAAGAAAGAACATTCAATTACTCCAGACGTAAATCCTTCAAATGGATGTTCCTTTGTTATGTGATGTCGCATAACCTATAACCAAAACTGAATCGATCACAATTACTACCCACACAATGCCAGAAATAAGGTTTCACCGCAGAAGGTGAAAACGTCCGAATGGATAATCCCTCTTCATCATAACTTGTAATAATCCTATCCCCTTCTTTGTACCTGAAAAATGATTCGCCTCCTTGTTCTACATACGTTATATAAAGATGATCCTCTGGAAAACCGAAATTCGTATGCCAACCCATAAAACCAGTTGGAGGGTAATAAAAGTGACCGCTGCTATAAATTACTTTATCTGGATAGATCTCTTTGATTAAATGAATTAACTTATTAGATGAACCTTTGCTGAATTTATATAGGTTCTTCTCTCTACACCCATCGATATCCTTTGAAATTAGAGCCTCAAGAGCTTTTGCAGAAATCTTATCCTTCCAATTTGGATCATGGTAAACACCATCCTTATGCGCTGAAAACTTAATCCTCTTAACTTCTGCTTTAACTATTCGCCTGATATCACGAGTCACTGCAGGAGAGAAGGTCTCTTTACGCATTCAGCCTCTCTGAAAATTTAACCTCGTAATCTATATACAATAGATCAGGAACGTAATAGCGGAAATCATTAAGACATTTGTATTTTGTTACATCAATATTTAAACAATCTCGAAGCTTCTGCTTGTCTTCCTCCATCTCATCTACTAAATCATCCTTCCTTTTGACTAACGCTCTCTGTTGCAACTTGTCCAGTTTTTCTAAAACTTGATTCCTCCGACCTCTTAATTCCTCGATTAAAGAAAACATTATTGAAGGGTAATCAACAATGATATCTGTTGGATTATCGTAATTATCAAAATGAGCGTATTCAATTTCCATGTATTTAATCTGTTCCTCTTCTGTCATGTCAGCAGTCTTTTCTGGTCGAACTAAATAAGCAGCCCCTGCCGGAATTACACCCTCTGCTATTAATTGACTAGGACTCTTCTCCGTTACAATTGTCCCAAGTTTTTTCGTCCCCAAAAGATAATTATAAAAAATAGTATGCATCAAAATACGATGATAGAAATAAGATCAGGATCACATGCAGCACGGTTATAAACTACTGCCCTGTCTTCATCGTCACCCCCCATACCATGTGTGTTAGCGTTAAACTGAATCGCGTTTACTGTGAAGTCATTGTTTGATCTTGATGCTACCCAAGCATTTTGCCAGTTATTATTAGCGTATGAAGTTCCTGTTGTTCGACCTTCATCAATGTTGCCAATAACTACTCCGTAATTAGTATTGCTCGTCCGAATAGATGAGTCGAGCGTTATAACATAAATCCCTGTTCCTGTCCTCGTGACTGATAAATTAACTTCCTTGACTAAAGATCCTCCTCCCGTAAAGGCAATTGAACCTTTAACAACTACATCTGCTGTATCCTGCAAAGAAGTAACAGTTGCCCAACTTAGAACCCCACTCCCATTTGACTTTAAAATCTCATCATTATTACCATCTGTATCTGGAAGAGTTAAAACAACATTGCTCGCAACAGTCCCTGGTGACTTGATTCCTACATAATGAGTATTGTCAGCATCTTGAAGCCTTAATTCTTTTTGACTCTTAATCCATAACCCTGACGAATCAATAGAGGCTCTCCTTGTTCCACCTGTTGTAACTGATAGTTCATCAGCGGCACTCCACACTATTCCAGTATTTTCATCACCAGCATTTGTTATGCCTGGAGCAGCATCCGTTCCATCAATTGATCTCAGTGGAACTTTTGGAGTGCTATACGTTGAAGTAAATTCGTGTACTTCTGTTCCACCTGCTTGAATATTTATTTCGTTCGTACCAGCAAAATAAATGCCCGTATCCGTGTCATCAGATCTTCTTAGTGATAAAGATGAAGTTGTTCCAGCAGGTAGGTTTAATCCCCCTGTAAATGTTGGAGTGTCTGAAGTTGATAAGCCAAGATTCTGCGCAATCTTTCCTAAAACAACCCAACCGCTAGATGTTTTACATTCCAATGTGTCCGGTGTATTGCTTGTATTGATCCATAATTGACCTTCAATTGCTGCTGCTGGTGCAGATGATCCTGAACTGGTGCTATATAAATCAGTCAGATTCTCATTGACATCTGCTCTGAAATTCGCTCCTGTATCATTTGGGACAGGGTAATTTGCTGTTCCGACTTGTGCCATTAGTTAGATTTCCCGTAACCAGTTGCTGTCCAATGGAAAGCTCTCGCTACCCTTTGAGTACTTGAATTATAGATGGATACAGAGAATCCACTAGCTGTATTACCTGTAATCGTGTAATACTCCCCACTCGCAGTGGCATTGAAAATAATCCCAACTGATGGAGTTGCCAAAAATACATTAGGAAAAGTAATGGCTAATTCACCTGTCGTCAGAGTCGTTCCAGAGATTGCATTAATTGTTCTCATCGCTGCTAATGCTTCTACCTTCAGCGTCTGAATTGCTATTTGTTCTAGTTTATGTCCCGTTACACACTCTGCTTTTAACTCATATTTTCGTGCAGAGAACTCTGCATTATGGAACAGTCTCCAACTTGTCCAATCTCCTGAACTAGGACTAGCTAATTGAGTTGTCCTTATATATAGCTTTACGTCACAAGCATTAGGTAAAGCGCCATCTACACTTGAAAGGTTATCCCAGTTAGCAAACGTATCGACATAAGGATTGTAAGGATAATATCCTCTTACTTTTACTGTGCTATTTAATCGAATGCTATATACACCACCTAAATCAATAGGATTATTTTGAAATAAATACGTCCCACTTGTATGGAACGTTGCATTCCCATCCTCCGTTCCTCCATCTGGTGCCATCCTTAATTCACTTGTGCCACTATCAACTAGTAATTGTGTTTTAGTTCCTGGAAATGTTCCATGTTCTGTTTGAGTATTTACAGCAACTAAGTTTTCTAAATCTGGTTTCGTAAATTCAACTAGTGCTG